TCACCAAAGCCCGTATCGCTCCTGCATCATAGCCTCGATCTGATCGCGCAGATTGGTGTTCGTATGGAGAGCGGTATCCAGCACCATGATCTCAGCTACCTCACCGCCGTCGATGGCACCATTTGCTATCCCAGTTCCGACTGTAATGCCGCCAACATAAAGGCCAGTTGCCAGGTTGGATGGCGACGGGATGGAGGCGTTTCCGGTAAGATTGAGACTGCCTCTGTTTGCGCGTAGACCAAGCTTGTTCTCGGCAGCACTGTCGTAACTGCCGATAATGATGTTTGGCCCGTTTTCGTTGAGGCGTCCAGAGTTTGCACTGATTAGCCCACCGGCATTGGCGGCGGGAGCAGCAGCATTGAACGCAAATCCCATCGCGCCGCTGCCGGTCGATTGATGCATGAGAAAGGTGCTGTGCCCATCGGTATTCGTTCCACCAACGGGGAAGGCTGCATCATTTGGGCCAGCTCGACCAACCATTACCAGCGTAAGCTTGGACGTCGCAGGCAAAAGGTTAGCTCCACCATCATAAAGCTGGTCGTTTGCATCCGCGAAAAAGAATGCCGGCTGATTGTTGTACGCTGGAAGCTCTACGAGATCAGGCATATTTGTGCGTCGCTGGACAAGCTCAGCACCGGTTTTGCAGCAAGCCCACCGATCGGACTTCACGCCCATATCAGCACGCCACCAGCGGAGAACGTTTGCGTTGGCAAAGATTTCCCGCTCATCTTGACTGGGGAGTGTAAACACAGGAAGCCCGGAACTTTCGGGATTAACATAAGGCAGTTGTCTGAGAAGCATGTTGTCACTCCATGTTGAACTGAAGGCGCAGATGACGCTCCAGGCAGAGTGCCTGCAGCTGATGGCCACGTGCGTTGAGATGAACACCACCGAAGCGGAATGAAGGGGGAGTACAGCCCGCAGCAACCGCTGTGGCGTCGTCCGTTGTCGGCAGGAAGGCAGGATCGAGCCGGACAGCATCATCAAGGGCGCGCTGACTTGCTAGATAGGGACGAACGGCGCAGTAGTTCGTCCCGAACTGAGCGCGGAACCATGTTTCCATGGCACGAATGTAATCACCAATGACTGTACCTGCGCCCTCACTTATGCCTCGGTCGAGGAGACCCCACACCGTGAAGCCACCTCGGCAGGCGGTGGTAGTTGCCCTGTAAAGAGCCTGCACGTCTGCGATGGTTTTGGTGCCGTTGACAATCTGCGCCTCGTCATTGACGCCCATTCCGATCAAAGTATGTGCGGCAAGATCACCCCAGCCCACGTGGCTAAAAATGTCGACTTTAGCCGCAGCGATTGCAGCACCCTTCTCAAACCGAAGGAAATTGTAAGCAGACGCGCCGGTACGTGTGATGCGCCCCCTGACACGAAGACCTGCATCAGTGATGAGTGTCACTGCTCTGGGAAACAAGGTCATACCTGCAACCACAAACATATCATCGGTCAAGCCTGTCAGAGCCGTGACGCCAGATGCGGCAATACTCGAACCAGTTACCGTTGCGCGTGGATATCGGGCACCCATGCGGGCTGCGATCTCGTTTGCGCGCTGACCGTTCGCACCCCGATTGATGACCTCGATGCCAAAAGCACTCGCCAGTCGGCCGGTCCAGCGCCGAACAAGAAAGTTCGTCCCTTCCGCATCATCCAGATCATCACCCCATGTCGTGCTATCGCCATAAGCTACAATGAGCCCCAAACCACCTGTATTGCGGACAGGCAGCAGTTTCCCGCCGCGAACCTCATGGATGACGCCGTTATGATCGACTGAGCGGATAATTCTGCCTGCCCGATCAGCTTCGACCTCCCTCCAAGGCGAGAGGTCATGTTCAAAACTAATCGTGGGTCGCTGCTCGACAGCAAGAACACCGGCCGCAGCCCTGAGAGTATATCCATCGATAGCAACAGCGCGAGAAACGCGACCGGTCGCTTCGAGATCAACCTCACGAAAGAAATCTGAAGGTGCTGTGAACGGGTTTCCAGCTGCATAAGCGAGTTTGTCCAGAGTATTAAGCCCTGTTTTGATACGCTCTCCATCGACCAACACGCCGGTCCGCCGCCAGCCTGCAGGCGCGGCACTCCATTTGTATTCGCCTTCATTCGGGACCGACTGCCCGGTTACAGGGTCGTTATGAGTTCCGCTATCAGGACCGGTTACCCGGCCGCCCTGAAGATTGACCGCATCGGTCACTGCAGCAAGCTCGACCCACGTCACGGCAACCTTGTAGCCTTCCGCCGCAGCCTCAAGCCTGTTGTTCATGTCGTCGATACTGGCCGACACATCAGTTCGAACCTTCTGCAAGGCGGTCGCGATGACACCTTCTGAGGCAATCTGCGCTGCGAGGTCGGATGTTTTTTGCAACGCCGTATCGCCGTCTCGGTTGACGAGTAGTTCATCGGAAATCGCGGTAAGACGTGCAATTGTCGTCGTGAATACAGGAGCGGTCATTTTTTCCTCATCGAATGGTCACGGTGAACGGGCCGGAGATCGGACCGGCCACGCCGTCAGCATTTTGGGGTTCAAGCCAGAAGTAGTGGGTTCCCTGCGCAAGACAGGTCGCGGTTTCGAGATAGGCAAACACATCGTCCAGTGCGCCCGCGAAGGTGGCGGAAGCATTGAGGCCGAAGGTGTTGTTGCCGCTGACAGCCTGCACGCGGTCGGAAAATGTACCGTTGGCGCTGCGGGCCAAACCGTTGACCGTGGTGCCGCCCGTCAGGCGGGGCGTGATGTTTCCAGCTGTCACGGCCGAGAGCGTGAAGCCGATGCGGAAATATAGTCCTGCCGTGGCCGCGAGCGGTTGCGTGACGGCGCTGGCGGTCCCGGCCGTCTTCGTTGCCTTGCCGGAGCCAACCACCCAGCCGGTGCCGAGCGTCCATGTACCGGCACTGTCAAAACCGCCGTTGGTAAGCAGGTTCTGCCGCGTGGTGTCGCCCACCGGCACGGAATAGCTGCGCGACGGTTCGACGGCCAAAAGGCCCGCCGCATCGGCCTCGCGATTGAGCGACGGCGAGGTGGAGCGGTAAAGCTGCACGCGCGTCACGGCGGTATCGTCGCCGGTGAGGAACTGGACCACCGCGCCGCCAAGCAATGCGCCGATAGCAATATCGTCTTCCGGCAGGCCACCGGGAATTGCCGCATCCTCTGCGCCGACAACAAAAGCCGTGATGGCTGTATACGGTCCCGGCTTTCCGGCTGCGGAAAAAGCCCGTGCCCGCATATGGACGCCAGTGCCGTTAGAATATGCCGTGATCGAACCGCCGCCGTTGGCGGCCGGGATGGTCAGTGTGGTCCAGACGGTCGTACCGATCTGGCGGTGATCGATCTCGAAAGATGCCGAGCCGACCGGGCCGGAACCCGGTTCAATGAGATAGTCGATGCGGTTTGTCGCGCCGGTTCCCGATACGCCCGAACGGATGGACGTAAAACGCGGGGCTGGCGGTATAAGGGCACTCTGGTCAATCTCCGTTCCAGACCGGCCAGACCACGCCGGGATTTCTTCGGCATCGACAAGCTGGTCGATGACAGGAGCCGCGTCGATCAGGCGAAGGTGCGAGGAGAAATCTTCGCCCGCCTCGACGCCGGTGACGACAAGGGCGTAATCGACGGTGGACGCTTCACCGAAATGCAGAAGATCGCCCGCGAGCGGCATGTCGCCGTCGCCATTGACGAGAAGTGAGGATCGCTCGCCTGCGATCGTCTGGACCGTGCGGATGACAGAAAGGCCAATGGTATCGGCTTCCGAAAGGCCGCTGCGAAAGCGGATGGCGTAGTTCTTGCCCGCTTCCATGGTTATTTGCTCATCGATCTCGATCAGTCGGCCGGACACGCTTTTGATGCGGGCGGCGACCTGCACGCGATTGATGATATCGCTCGACAGGTGGACGAGATCGCCACGGGTTGCGACTCGGATCGGGCCGTCCTGCGAGACGGTGTAAACATCCGGCCGGTGCATCGCCTCATACATGCGGCGGCGGGTTTCGCGGTAGATTTCGTCAGGGCTGGTTTTGCCGGGAAGATCGAGCGTTTCGACCAGCAGCATGTCCGCGCCCTCTTTACCGGGCCAAGGCACGATGCGTTCTGCCGCCTTGTAGTCGTTGGTGGCATCAAGGAACTGCACACGAAAACCGTCTGGCGGCTCTACATAGGAGCGCGACACGCGCAGATCGTAGCTGTTGCGCGGGCTGACATGATCGACCAGCAGCTTGTCCGGCCGGTCGATGGTCACGGACCATTTGAGGCCATCGTGACGCGGGCTGGCGCGGCCTGCGGCGGCGATCTCCGTCAGGAGGTCGCGCAGCGTCGTGGACTTTTCCTCAATGGCGCGGTCGTAGCTGAGGCCCTTCAGGCGGCAGAAGTTATGCCATTCTGCGAGGGCATCCAGATCGATTGCCGAATCGGAGGCGGCTTTCGGATTGGCAGGTGATTGAAGCACATAGCGATAGAGTGCTGCGGGGTTGCTGGTCTGCCGTTCGATCCATTGGCCGGTCGTGTGTTCGTAGTCGATGCACAGACGCGAAACCAAGGCATTGAAGTTATCGAGCTGGCCGTTCAGCTGGTGGGTGGCTTTGACGCGCAACGCCACCAGCGCCAGCGGGTGCGGGAAGTTCAGCGGGTACTCTGGCCTGATTGTTTGCAGTGCAGCCCATGTGGTGCGCTGCTGGATTTTGGTGTCGGTGCTCTCCGGCGTCAGCATCGTGCAGCGCACCTGCCAGCGACCACGTGTCGGAAAATCCCATGTATGCTGGCGATAAAATGCTTCAAGCTTGCGGGCGTTAACCCCAATTACCGCCACTTCCTGCCAGTCGTCGGCGTCAATCGGCCGCTGCTCGATGCGGACGTAAACGACGTGGGCAATGGCCTTGCCCTCATCATTGTAGCGCAGCAGACCGGCAGGCCATGCGAGTATGACGCTGGCTCCGGACGCGTCGCCACCCGTGGTTCTAACGACCGGCTCAACAGTGGCCGCACCGCCCTCGATCACGTCACCGAGATCGTTGCGCGGGAGCGGCATCAGCAGTTCCGCACCGATGGTTTCTTCTACGACCTGGCGGGGGAAAAGGGAGAGCGAAGCATCGCCGGGGCGGCCATAACGCGGGTGCAGCTCAACCTCGTCATATTCGGAAATATCGGTGTCACCGATGCGGAAACCGGACAGAGATAACGGGCCATAGCCAAAGCAGAACAGGCAGACGAGATACTGCCAGTCACCGACGATTTCAGTATAGGTGTAGGCACCGAATGGCGGCGCATAGCGAACCGTTCCGAGAACGAGAGGGACCGCGCCATCAGGTTCCAGCCGGTTGCGCCAGCCGGTCAGGGTGTAGCGGTTTTCTGCTTCCAGCGTCTCCTGCTTGGGTGGCGGGATCAGCGCGTTGATCAGCAGATTGCCGATGATGCTCACACCAAGGCCGATAAGACCAGAAGCGAGGGCAAAACCGGTAGTGCCAGCGGCGAAGCCGAGACCAGCAGCCCAAAATTGACCGAGTGCGACTGCGGCGATAGACACGACAATCTGGAGAATGGATTTCAGGGCATTCTTGCCCGGCAGAAGCCGAATGACGACGCGCACGCCCTCACGCGGGCGAACGGTGCGCCAGTGGTCGGCCGGGACGATAATCGAGCCACGCTCGCTGACCAGCGCCACCCGGCAGAACCGGAAGTCGGCAGGCTGCAATTCCGGAAGCGCTGCCTTGACGATCTCGGCAAGAGTGCTGCCAACCGCCATGAACATGTCGATTCGACCGGCTGCGGGATCGATCATAGGCGCTGCAAGAACGGGAATGACGCCGTTTTGAACCGTCATCAAAGCCCCCTCGAAATCAACTCGACGTGGCGGTATGTGCCGGTCAGCCGATGGCCCCATGCGCCCGATCGGTAGCTTTCGACCTTGGAGCAGTCCCCTTCGACCATGTGGATCATCAGGCCATGGTGGACGACGATACCGACATGCGTATCCAGACGGCCGCGACGGAAGACGGAGATATCGAAGGCGACGGCCGTGCCGGAGACCGGGAGCCAGAGCGGAGAAGAGGTTGCACCGGAAACCAGCGCAGCGATCTCGCCGTGCTCCTCGACGGAGGCATAGCCAAGGTACTGCGGCAGGTTGATGCCGAGTTCTTCACGGTAGATGGTGCAGGCCAAGCCCCAGCAATCGCATCCATCGCGGTCGCGGCCGAACTCGCGATACGGCAGGCCAACAAAACGGTCGCTCCAATGGTCGAGCGTCGCTGTGGAATTTCTAACGCTCATCTGTGCATCCCCGGAAACGTGCGCGCCGACATCCGCCCACCGGGAACCAGTTCCAGCTCGATTTCCTCGCGGGTAATGGTGAGGGAGATTTCCCCGGCATCGATGTCGGATGAAACAATGTTGAGGTCGGTGTATTCGGCCTCAACCAGATTGGGAGACGACGCCAGCACCACGGCCATATGGATCGTTGCGGGCGTCGTGAAAGAGCGCACCACGTTGACCATTTCCTGATCCAGATTTTCGAGGATCAGCGTTGCAGCCGCTGGAGCGTCTTCCTGATCGGACGGCAGAAGCGTCGAGGCGACCACCCACAGGAAAGGTTCCGTGATCGGGTTCGCACCGCGCCACGTCGAACGCGTGCCGTAGTAAAGCGGGTCGGATGACAGGCGCTCGGTATTGTCGGTAGAAAGCCGGATCGGCTTTACCAGCTCGGGATGCTCGATCTCAAACAGGGCGACATAGATTTCCGATGTTGCCTGCGCATCCTGCGCCATGCGGGCGTTGAAACTCACGCGTCTCATGGGCGCTTATCCAACAGGATCACGCCATCTGGTTCAGCGGTCCGACCGAGCTTTGGGCAAGCTTCATAATTGTGGTTCCGACCGCCACAATAAGAGCAGCGAAGGTGCAGGCGAGCAGCACTGCCACCCCATGTTTTTGGGCAATATTCGTATGGATGCAGTCTTGAACCGCAATACGTGCAACTCATGGCATTACCTCGACAGAAAACGATTTGCGAAACTCTGTTCCCTGCACGGTCTCTGTCGGCAGGTTTGCGCCGAACGTGACGAGCCAGCGCCGGGCCAAAACGATGGGATGGCCGTCGCTAGTCATTAGGGGCGCGCCGTCACTGGTTCCGAGTGCCCAGCCTTCCGTGGTGGGATCGGGCATCCAGAACAGCAGCGATCCTTCCTTCGTGTCATGATGGAAAAAGCGGTCGAACAGCTCTTTCTGGTTCCGGTCGAGAACGAGGGACATCGAAACCGTTTTTGACGCGGACGAAAAGCGGCGGCGATAGCCTGTCGGGCCAGCATCGGAACGGCGCTTCAGGCGGGCATCCTGCGGGACGGACTGCCATGTGTTGCGCTCCGGACGCGGCAGTGCGGGAGGCCAGACGAGGACTACCATCGGCGCACCGCCTGACGCTTCACACCAAACTCGCCCTGAATGGCGCGATTGGCCGGATTGCCGGGCTGGCGGATAGCTGCCGCCATCTGCCGGCCGATTGTGATCACCGGCTGACGATTGCCGTGCTGGTCGGTCTGCTCTTCGTACTGGACTTCCGACGAGCCGTAATTGTTGATGATCGGCGCGTTGCGACCGCTGGAAGGCGCGTTAGAATTCGTGCCCACGGCGGACGGAAAAACGGAGCCGGTGGTGTATCCGCCTGTCTCGTAACCGCGCAGCAAACCCTTGTGCATGGCATCAAGACGGCCTACGCCAACTTTCTGCACCGCCTTTTTGGAGAATACGAACTCATCGGCGTGAACCACACCGGCAACGTCTTTCGCCTCACCGGGACCAGTCCAGCCGCCCTCCGAAAACAATCCGCCGGAGATCGCACCGGAGGCGATACCTGCCCATTGCGTGCCTGCGCCGTTGGTGAGATTGCCCCACAGGTTGCCGAGAAATCCGGAGAGACCGCCACCGCCGCCACCCGCTGAAGGCGCGGACGGGAAAAGGCCAGACAGGTTTTTGCCGAACTGATCGAACCCGGCACCCAAAGCGCCGAGACCCTGCGTTGCGGTTCCAGACGCTCCGGCAAGACTGCTAAGGGCCTCCGTCGCACGGCGCGCCTGAATATCGGTCGCGTTGACCCATCCCGTTCCCACGCTGTTCTTGTAGTTTCCCGACAGCATTTCGAGCTGAAGCTGTCCACCGGTCATACGGCTCTGACCGGTCGCAAAACCGACATGCCCCCCGGATTGATTGGCGGAAAGCCCGCGAGACTGGACCAGCACGTCACCGCGCAGGATTTTCGACGGATCGACCGCGCTACCCCAGTTCATAAAGGAGTTGGCCGTCAGCGAACCGCTGCCATCAACCCCGATCTGTTTAAGGGCAGAGTTGACGAACCCGGCGCACCACGCGGTTTGTGCCGCGTCAATATCGACGCCGCCCTTGCTGAGAAAGGAATTGATATCGAGACGATTGACGGTTTCGCTCGAACCGATCAGCGAAGAAGCAAGATCGACAGCCGTCCCGGTTGATGTGACCGAGCCTGTAACATTGCTGTTGGCCGCACCCAGAATGCCGGATGACGCGCCGCCAAGGCCGCCGACGACACTGCCGTTGATCATGACGGTTGCCGCGCTGACGGACATGCTGCCGACCGACTGGCTCATAGCGCCGCTCACGAGGGCAGCAGGATCAGAACTCTTTTTGCCGAACAGACCGGAAATCAGACCACCAAGCCCGCCCACGTCCGACATCGTGGCATTGTCTGTACCAAGCAGCGCATTCTTGATCGGGTTCTTGATCGCCAGTTCGGAAAACATGCCGGTGATGTCTTTGGCAATGCTTTCCAGCGCGCCTCCAAAATCACCGTCGATCAGCTTGTCGATACCGCCGTCGATAGCGCTCTCAGCAGCCGAGCGAACCGTATCCCATGCTTCAGCCTGCTTTTCGATCTCACGGGTGAGCTTGGCTTGTTCCTGTGCAACGTCCCGAATCTGGCCGGCTTCGCGGCTGGAGGCGGATATCCCCATGCTGCGGATTTTCTGCTCGGCATCGAGCATGGCAATGGCACGCCCGCGAACTGCCTCGTTCTCTCCGATCAGGGCTTTTTCCAGACGGAGTTGTTCCAGATTGTCGTTCTGGCCGCGCAGGTATTCCATGACAGAAGCGCGTTTTTCTTCTTCGGCCAGAGCCGCATAACCGCCCTTCAGATCGGCAATGGTTTTATTGAGGCGCTCTTTCGTCTCAATATCCGCAACGCTCGCAGCAGCGATCAGAGGACGGAGGCTCAGCTCCTCCTGGAGCATGCGGTTTGCGTCGGCAGACGTAATGGCACCGGACGCCACCAGCGAATTGAGGCGCTGGCGGGTCTCGGCTTCCACTTTCATGTCGGAAGCCTGCAATGACGCTGCGGCAATCGTTTCCGCGATCACACGATTGCGGGCGCGACCAGCTTCAGCAGCGATGGTTTCCGCTGATATTTCCTGTTCGGCAAGTTGCAAACGAGTGCGGCGCGCCTCCAGTTCGGCACGCAACAGCGGATTGCGCTCGTTAGAAATCTGGATATCGAGCCGGTCCAACTCCGCCGACCGCTGCTGCCGATTGATCAGCGCATCGAGCGCACGTGTCTTGGCCTCAATAGCGGTATCGATCTGGCTGCGCTGGAAATCATCGACGCCGCTGGCGTCACGACCAAATTGCAATGCAGCGATCTGGTTTCGCAATTCCTGCTCGCGCTGGCGAGAATTGTTGGCGGGTGAGCTTTCAGCAACGGACAACGCGGCGCGGCTGCGGGCAGCATCTTCTTGTACCCTTTTCCGCTCTGCGGCGGCTTCATCCTGACGACGCTTCTGCTCGCGCAATTCTTCTAGTCGTGCTGCATTGGCGTTTGCCGTCGCGCCAGCCGGATTAAGCAGATCGAGAAAACCGAAACCGGACGAAAGCCGCTTTTGCGCTGCCTCAGCCTCCGCGATCTGCTCGTCCAGTGTCGGGCCTGAAATGCGGCGATCGAGAAAGCTGCCGACATTATCAAAGGCATTACTGGCGTTTCGAGCGACAAATTCCCATGCCCGGCCGAGCGCGGTTGTCGCCTCGCTGGCGTTTGCGAGCTGATCCGGCAACGCCTTCAGCAGAACGGCCTGCGCTTCGGACTGGCGGTTCTGCGCAGCAAGGTTCGACGCATGACGTGCGGTTGCCGCGTCGATCAGGCCGTATTTCTGGAACAGCGTGTCTGCTGCCTTGGCGGGATCGGCAAACATTTCTGCAAGCATTGCCCCGGCTTCAGCCGTGGTGATGCCCATGGTCACCCCGAAATCCTTCGATATGGAGATCAGGCTTTCGAAATTCTCCGAGCCGATCCGGCCGGTGCGAAGAAACTGTGCTTCCATGGAGCGGGCAGACGATACCGAAATCCCGGCAGCGCTGGCACCGGCCTGCGCTGCGGCTTCCATTTCGGTACGGCTACCGGCAACAGCACGGCCAAGACCGGAGGCGGCGGTCTCAACTTCTTTGGTTGACTGAAGATAGCCGTTATAAGCAATCGCTCCCGTCGCGACGGCGGCAGTAAGACCGGCAATGCCAACGGTCAGCGGTGTGATAACGCGGGCAGCACCCCCAGCCAAGACGCGGAAATCCTTCAGCGCTGAATTCATCCCGCCTTGGCCGGTATAGAGCTGAATGATTTGCGGGAGCTGCTGGGCTGCGATCATTGGCAGCGGCATGCCACCGGACACACCCTGACCAATGTCGAAAACCTGATAGGTCAGGTTCTGACGACGCGCACGATCACGGCGGACGTTGTCATTGGACGGAGGCACCGGAGGTGTGGGCGGCGTTGGCGGGGATGGGGGAGCCGGAGGCGTCGAAGGTGTCTGCGGTTCTCGCAGCGGATTTCGGCGCGGCCTGCGGACGTTTGCTGCCGGGGCCGACGCGGGAACGGCACCCGATGCCCGCAAAGCATCCTCGCGTGCCCTCTGTTCGGCTTGGGTGAGCGCATTCGTTGCATCGGTATTTTTGCGGGCAGCTTCCGTGTCGCGGTTCATTGCCGCCGCTTCACGGTCGAAGGCAGCGGCGGTTTTCGTGACCTCGTTTCCTAACGCGGCAACATCGTTGCGCAGATCATTCGTGGCGTTTTTCGCAGCGGCGGCCTGCGCCCGGAAGATCAGTTCGAATTCCATTTGCCTGTTCATGCGCTTGCACCTTTCAGAACAGACAGCGCCTCAAGCTCCATGACCTGAAGATCAGCGAAGGCAGCGTTAGAGAATTCATAGCGGCGCATAACGACATCGACCGCCACGTAATCGAAGCCGAGCCATAGGAGCTTTGCGGCACCCGCAATCATCCGCCACTGCGTTTCGCAGGCCAGAAATGCGGTCACACTTTCCCAATTGGGCGCAAACACCTTGAATGCCTCGTCTTCTGCTGTGGTGATTTCGGAGGGGTCGATTTCCATGCCCATCCGCTCGAATTGTCCCGCCACGTCTTCATCAAGACTGGTCTCGGCGGCGGGATCGGCGCGGCCGAGCTGGGCATAAGCCCAAGCCCGCGCCGCCGCTTTCAGTTTCCCAATCGGGCTTCTTCGCCGTTCAGGCTTTCGGTATAGGCACGGTAGACGCCACTGCGGAACCAGCCGATCTCCAGCGCCTTGGCTATGTTGTCGGGGGTGAAGGCAACCGCGCCGCCATCCGCATCAACAACGTCATCCCAGTTCTTGCAAACGGCCTTAAGCTGCTGGGCCTCATGCGCATCACGCTCACGCTGCGTCTTCAAGGTGACGTAGACTTCCTGTGCCGCAATCGCCTCTTCGCGAGGCTGCGGCTCAAACTGCACTTTCAGGGTGCGTTCAAGGATTTTGCCCGGTTCGTCGGGATGCGGAGCGCGGATGATGACAGGCCACCAGTAGCTGTACGTGTCTGCAAGAACGAATTTCATAACGGGTCTACTCCTGAAGGTGTTTGGGGTTTGGAAAGGCAGCCGGCGTCAGCGGAAGGTGATTTTCAGTTCATCCATTCCGTTGACCGGGCAGAGATCGAGCGGCAGCGAATAGTTCAGGATGCCGTCCGTCTGGCCCTGTGTCGGTTCACCCACCTCGACGGCCGGAGCGGTGATCTCGACAATGTTTCCGGCAACGGTTCCGTGGGTGATGGAAAGCGCGCCGCTTTCCCGCGTCAGCGCCTTGTCGAACCAGTCAACTGTCGCAAGGGAGCGCGCTTCGACAACCGCCGTGCCGGTGGAAGAACGGTCGGAAATCAGAACTTTTTCATCACCAATCAGGAAACGCGGCGTCAGCGTGTTGCCGACATCGAGGGACAGGCTTTCAGCAACGGACGGCCAGCCATGCAGCGACATTTGGGTGTTCGCCTTGCTGACGTGAACCGGCTTCGCCCAGCCTGCTTTGCTGATCGCTGGCATGGCGGCGATATCGGTGATCGTGCCGAGCATGCCGACAATGGTGGTGCGCCATTTCGGGTAGTTTTTCGGCTGGTAGTTCGGTGCGAAATTCACCTTCGCGCCAACGAAGATGTGCTGCACCTTGTCGGAGATGAAGTAGATCGTGACCGTCTCCGAATTCTCTTCGATGATGGTGTAATCAACCTTCACACCGGCGGTGATGGTCTCGGCAAAATTGGCGGCGCGAAGGAGAGAGCCGTATTTCGGCGGCGTCCCGGCAACGCCCGATCCAGCGAGTTCAAGATCACCTTCCAGACGGCCATAAATACCGGCGAGGATGACGCCCTGATTGCCGAGATAGGGAAGCAGCAAATCCCGCGAAACCCGCTCACCTGTCAGCGGTGTAAACGTCACGTTCGACATGATGATTGCATCGGCTGCTACCGGCTCGGCGTCTTCGCCCTGCTCGGTTTCGATTTTCGACAGAATGCCGAGCTTGCGGAAAAAACGTACATCGTCAGACATTGCGGCCTCGTTTTTGGGGAGCGGCCTTTTCGACCGTTTTCGGGGTTTCGGTTTCGGAAGCGGCGGCGGGAGCCTCTGTGGCTGCACCTGTTACTTTCGTAAGTTCGCCGGTCTCGGGGTTGCGGACATACTGCCCGCCGCTGGTCGGCTGGTTCATGGAGTGTCCTTGTCTGTGAGGTATCGGGATGTTTCCCAGATGCCGACGAAGATCGTCACGCCGTTGGGCATGGGGGTGGGTTCAGTCCCGACCAGTGAGCAAGGGTCGCTTGCATCGGTCGGTTCCCAACCAGTCAGGGCATCCTCGATCTCGCCCTTGAACCGGTCGAATTCTTCAGCGCGCATCCTGCCGGTATTGTCGCTGTGATAGCGAAGGATGGTTGCTACAAGGAAGCGCACCTGCACGAGCTGGCGGTGGCCGGTTGCCAGTCGGTTCGGGCTGGCCTTTTCAGGCTGCGGAACAACGAATGTCGTGGTGCTGGCACGCTGAACGCCTTTGGCGACAACGTCCAAATCTTCGGCAAATTCGACGCTGGCAAGCGAGGGAGCCGTGGCATTCAGGCGCTCGATAATGCTTACAAACATTTCCAGCCCCTCAAACCGCGTGCGTCGAACACTTCATCCGGCGCGGAAAACATGACGGTGCCAGCGCTGGATGCAGGTGTTTCAGCTCCGCTGACGGGAAGGGAAATCAAACCCTTTGCGACACGCTCAAGCGAGGCAAGCGCCTTTTCGTAGTCCTTCACTACGTAATCGGGCGGACCCTGAAAATGCAGGCGATGGCGGGCAATATCGATTGCCCATGTGCGGACGAGGTCAGGGACCGGCGAAAACGGAAGAGGATATTTGGTGCCGACATAGCCGTTCACCAGATTGTCGGCATGTTCTAACGCCTCAGCAATCACAACGAGATCGATTTCGCCGTCACGGTCGCGGTCGGCAATCTGCCGGATTTCGTCCTCACCGGCGCGGGCAATCAGATCGTCAAGCGTGGCATAGGTCACGGGCGTCACCAGAGCGTTAGAAGAATGGGGTGGAAACGAGCGGGGCGGATGTGGTGACCACCCCGCTCGAAAGGTCCGGCTTGCGAGGCTTTGGAACGGACCTTATTTCTTGGCGGCGGCGGGTTTCGGCGTGGTCGCTGCCTTCTCGGCAAGCTTTGCCAATTCGGCCTGCGCTGCTGCCAACTTGCTTTCCGCGTCGGTTCTGACCTGCTTTTCGCCGGTCAGTTCGGTTTCGAGATCCGCGACCTTCTGACGTGCCTCAATCAGAAGATTTTCCTTCTCCTGAAGATCGGAGGCGGCAGCACTGATCGTCTGCTTTTTCTGGTCGAGATCACGCGACAGATCGAAAATCTTGTTTTCGAGGTGGGCGACCTCGACCAAGTTTTCCGCCTTCAGCACATCGATACGGCCTGCGGCGGCATCTTTGACCGCCTGCTGAAAATCGCTTTCCAATGCCGTGTCCGACATGTCGATGGCGTCGGAAAGACGCTCAGCCAGATCACAAGGAATTGCCCCCGATGCGGCAAGCTGGATTGCAAGCGTGGTGCTGACGGTGACGGTTTTTCCTGCGGGTTCACGAACGCCGTTGATCTTGGCAGGGGCAATCAACGGAACCGATACTTTGTTATCGTCCATGGCGATCTCCTATCAGGCCGGTGTCGCGCCAGCGTCTTTGAACAGGAAGCCGCCTTCAGCCCCGACGAGGATCGGGCGGCGCTCGACCTTGACCGGGTAAATCCACGAGTCCGTGGCGTTCTCGAAATACGGCTGGTTCACCTGCGGATAGCCGCGAAGCTCGTAGGTGTAGGCGTAGGACGGCACCTGAAAGTTATCCCCGGCCTCCGGCACGTAGGCCAGAATGGCGTCATCGCCCCAGACATCGTTCGCCAGCGCGTTGTCATCGGAGGTTTCCGGCAGATAGATCGCAGCACCGACGACCACTTTTTTCACCTCGAAGTAGGCAGCAAGCATGTCGAGGCTGATGCTGTCTTTCGACGTATATTTGAACTGCTCCTTGATCTTCGGATGGTTGCAAAGGGCATTCTTTGCGGTGGGGCCGAGAACAAGGGTGTTGGGATAGCGGCCAATCGACTGCCGGATGACTTCCTTGGCAGCGTCGAAATCGGCCTTAGGATCGCTGTCAGCGCTTTTCCAGCGATCCGTTCCCGTCAGCGTGAGCTTGTGGTTGTTGTCATAGTTAGCTGCGTTGCGGGCCAGACCTGAAGCTTCAATTTCAAGGTTGAGATCGACGGCATCCAGCGACATGTTGATGGCACCCGCCGCCAGATCGATACCCGGAACGCTTTCGGCTTCCTCCTGATGTTCGACCGGCACGACGCCTTCAAGTGCGTCCTGGGCGAGTGAAACAGGGTCGGACGCGTAGCCGTACTGGATGCGCTTCTTGTTCGCGCCGGGTGCGCGGCGGGTATTGAGAGCGCGGAACGCTTCCTTGCCGAATTTGATAACGCGCATCGAGCGGTTCGGGATCGAGACGCGGGGGAACAGCTCCTGCGAAATGAAGGTGCTGTTGCGGTAGCCGCGTGCGTGGGTGGAGAGGATCGGATCGACTACAGCCGCCGTCTTATTATTCAGTGCCGACATTCAGAGCGGTCCTTATCGAATGAGGTAGGAAACGAATTCGCCATCCGCTGCGGCAGTCAGCGCCGTTGCGAAAGCGTTAGCGGGAGTGGCACCGGCGACCTTGACGCCACCGGCAGCAGCGGAAATGAGTTTTGCGCCCTTGGTGATTGCACCACGCGCACGGCTCCGGCCGACGCCGATTGCTACCAGCGCTACGTCCATGCCGATCTCAGTCGCGGGGTGTTTTGCAACGCCCTTCACCGGCTGGTCGTCGGCCGTGATCTTGGCGTCATTGAAGTCCACCAGATCGCCTTCGGTGAAAAGTGTCGTCGCAGTCGCCGTCAGCAACAGGACATCCATAAAATAGTTCATGCGCGGAAAGCTCCTTTAGGTCAGGAAACGGCCTTCACGGCTTCGAGATACGCCGTTCCGGGGTGAGATTTCTGGTAGGCTTTCGCCCTGTTGTGGGTGTCGAGCTGGTCACGGTCCACGGCCTGACCATCTGCCGCGAACGACGCGTCGCCTTCACCACCGAGAGCGGGCAGATCGTCAGCGCCGAACGAAACGACCTTCGGCTGAGCGGTCAGAACATCCCGGATCGCCTGAAGGACCGGAACGTCCGTTTCGCCTTCAGAGAAGGAAACGGGAGTGTCAGCACCGGACAGGGCGTTGAGGATTGAAACCACCTTGTCTTTCGATGCGGGCAACAGCTTGCCGCCCGTCACCAGCGTTTCCGCAAAGGCAACGTTGTCGGCGTTGGCGATTTCCCGTTCGCGCTTCTTTAGATTTTCGGCACGGGTATTGAGTTCAGCTTCGCGAGCCGCGAAAGCCGGATCGGAATGTGTCACGGGCGGTTCCTTGGGTTTGGGTGTGGTCGGTGCGGAAAAGGATGGCTGGCGAACCGGCTTCTCGATCTCCATCGCCTGAAGCCATTCGATGCTGTAGGAGGGCAAAGCCTTGTCGGCGGCCTCCATGCCGAATTTTTCGATGAAGAAATCACGCAGGCTGCGCAGCAAAGATGCAGTTTCCTCGAAACCGCGCTCGCCAAAATCAGCCGTCACCTCGACCGTGTCGCTGGCGTCGGAGAACTGGACGTTCTTCAGCCCGGACACGGAAGGGGCAGCGCCGCCAAGAAAACCGACGTGCTTTGGATACCATGTGCCGGGAACCGGGTTCGCTGCACCGTCAGGGCGATGGAACGACAACGACACCTTTTTGTAGGTGCCGTTTTTGACAGCGTCGGCAAAGGCCGGGGCGATCTCACCGACATTGGCATAAAGGCGGTCGGCACTGGCGTCATACTCGAAACTCTGCGCCCAGCCGAATGCGGGGGCGTCTGTCTTCGGATGACCGACAACCACCGGCGCAGGGGCCGTGGCGTAATCGTAAGCGTCAGCCATTGCCTTCAGATCGGCTGCGGAAAAGGAAAGCTGCTGGCCATTCATCGGAATGAATGTGCCGCTGCGAAAAACCTCGATACGGGCGGTGATGGGCTTGGCGTCTGCCATGTGAACCTTCCAGTGCGATAACTGAAAGGCACAATGCGCTGTTGGGCGCGATGATTAGAAAGGCAGTTAGTTCCGTCCCGACGACAGGGGGCGGCAAAATCCAAAATGCGCTATCTGGCGCCATCATTCAAGACGGACATACATCCGCAAGCCGACACAGGGACCGGGATGCCGCCATATTCGATTTCTAACGCGCCTCTAACGCTAGGCAAAGTCAAAATCGGTATATCCGCCGCCCTATGGCCCACGAAACGCCTCAGCGGGCGTCTTTGTCATGCCGTCATTCCGACGACAACCACTCTTCTGCCATCCGCCCGATTTCGCGCTCGTCATCGTTTGAGACGCCAACTTGCGGGCGAGCCGGGACGGTGACTTTATGATTGCGCCCGGCCTGCCCACCGAAGTGCAAAAGCGCGGCCTGTATCTTGGATGTGCCGATCCGCACGTCTTCGTCACTGGCGACGTAGTTATACGAACCTCGCAACGCCCCGGTGACGCGCAGGATTGTCAAAGGGCTGTTTCCGTATTTGCGCTGGCGCAGCTCACGCGTCACTTGCGACAGGGCGCGCCATCGTTGCCCATCCGGACCGCGTTCATTGTCGAAATTGTCACCAACCGAATTCAGAAGCAGTTCGCCCACGTTCTTGTAGAAGCCACGCGGGTTGTCCATGCGTTCGACAAGCTCAACCAGCCGCAGCCGTGCCGCCTCGTCATCCAACGTTACCTGAAAGCTGACACCGCTCATCTGTCGCTCGCCTATTTCTTGGACCGCTGGAAAACCAGCTTGCCGTTGCGTCTCATGTCCAGCGCGCCCATTTGGTCCCGGCCGCGAGCAACAACAGCGCTCCAAACGCGCTCGCCCATTTCGACTGCGATCATTAGACCGGACTTGCGGTCAGCACGCACATAACGCCGATTCACAACCAGCTCGTCTGACGCATCACCGCTCGTGTCATGCCTGCGGGCAACGCCGATCCAGATTTCGTCGGGGTCCATCATCGCTTCAGCCAGCAACGGTGCAAGGGTCGCATGATCGCCAGTCAGGATGTCGTCACCACCACGGAAAAGCTGATCGGAGACCGGCAGCTTGTGACCGGCCTTGTCCTCAAACAAAACCGCCTGATCGAGATCGGCACCAAACGGCGTTAGGAATGAGCGGATATTTTCCTCTCGCGAGACGCCGTCGCGCAGCGGCTTTGCCTTAAAGGGTTTCGAGCGCTTCAGCAGTGCTTCGACAGATTCGGCAACGTCGATCTCGACAGGCTGAAGCGGGTTTTCCAGAGCCACGCCGCCTTCGTTCATCAAAGCGGAAGGCACCAATCCACGTTCCCAGAGATCGCCGGGCATGTAATCCCAACCGTAACCGATACCCTGCGGCTGTTCGATCAGCTTGCCGGAAACGGGATCGATCAGCGGCACGGTCAAATCGCCGGGAGCCGTATCAGGTCCATCCTTGCCCCGGCGCTTCAGATCGGCAAGCGACAGGGACCGGACACCGCAGGAACACAGCCAATCATTCGGCGGAAAGTGAGTGTTCCACCATGGATCGTCATATCGCAGAACGAGACCATGCCAAGCCTGATGGAACGGACGCGGTATCTTCGGCTGCCGGGTTTCGCCGTGGCGATACTCCATATATGGCCGGAGCTTCACCACATCAGGGTCGCGCATCTGCTTCAGGCGACCTGCCATGTACGCGCTACGCATATTGGTTTCGAAGATGACGCGGGTGCGCCAGCCGCGCTCACCCTTGTATTGCCAGCCGTACCGCTGAACGATCCTGTCAAAATCCTTGCGGAACTGCTCTAGGCCGGTGCCTTCCTCCATCGCCCTGGCTATGGCGTTCTGGAAGTCGGTCAGCATGTCGGTATCGGTCGCACCGGCAATGACGAAGGCGCGGTCATGGACGCCGCGAAGGGCATCGGTCCACGCTTTCGTGGGCTTTACGCGCTTCTGTCGGAAAAACTCGATCTGTTCACGGAAGGGCTGGTTGAAGACATCGGCATCCGCGAAATCCTCTTCCGTCTCGCCATCGAGAAAGGCGGCTTCGCGTCCCTGCAATGCCGCCAGTTCGAGGCCGTCACCGATCTGCGTTGCCAGCGCTGAAGGAGACCAGACGGCGGCAAGAGAAAGAATGGCCTTTTGCGCAGACCGGAAGTCGGGAGCATCTAGCGCCTCGCGGATGGCGTCGAGGCGGCGATTGAAATGCCGTTCAACCGTCGCTTCCAACTGGTCGGAAAGCGTTTCTATCCGGCCGTCTTCTTCGGCAAAACTGGCGTGGTGGTCATGGCGCTGAAGTTTTTTTTTAGGTGCGCCGTCAAAGAGCGCAGCAAACATCGAATTCTCTTCGGCCAGCTTGCGCAGATCGCGACTGCGTTTGCCGCCCGCCATGAAGGCGAACCGTGCCTCTACTAGAGCATCGATAGCCTTTTCTGACAGATGATCTGTCAGGCCGAACGAAGTGATGTATTCGCGGGCAAAGTCATCGTCGTCAATCTGGGCCGCCGTCGCCAGCACGGCCATAAGGGCATCGTTGATTGCGGTTGCCGCCTCTGCCTTCGCCTTGCCGACTTCAGCTGCATCTTTTTCGTTTTTGGCGCGTACTCGCCAGATATGGGGAACACCAGCGCCGGGGAAGTTATATTCCACCAGCCACGTCAGCAGCGTCTTGCGAAGCGTGCCCGACAAAAGGTCGGCATCGCTATCGACAAGCAATTCCAGCATTTCGGCATGGGTTTCCGACGCCGCACGCGAACCGCTGCTGCCGATATCGGTCGTTAGGGTTTCACCGGTGACGCAGATCGAAATCTGCTTGTCCCAATATTGCAGGAAATCCTGATAGGTCACCGAGCCGCTACGGGCAGCTTCCAGAAACTTGATGTCGGTGCCGATCGGAGCGGTGAGCGCCGAGCTGCTGCGCAACTGCCGCAAGGTGTTCATCAGCTTGGCCTGCTCTTCCGGCAGGGTGCCGTAGGGCGTGAATCCGATGACAGTGGGGCTGGCAAACTTTTCTAGGAAGTGCAGCCAGAAGGTAATTCCCTCACGTTTGAACAGCACCGGCCAGAACAGTCGCGAACCAAGGCCAAGGCCGTAAGGGTTGTTTCCTTTAACGCCGAAACGGTGGACGATGTACTTGCGTTCCGGCAGTTCAATGCCATCGCGCATGTTAGTCCACGTCAACAGGCGCGGACGCCAATCTTCACCGAATGAGAAACGGCGCTGATCGTGGGTAACGATCTTTTCCGGCACGATCCGGTTGTCTTTGCGCATCCAGACCACTTCGGAAACCGCAAAGCCTTTCAGCGTTGCGTCCAGCAGCTCTTCGCAAACCAGATCGAAGGAAAGATCGTTGATAACCTCGCGGCAGAAATCAGCAGCAGCGACATCGAGCGGCGTTTCCGAACAGGGCTTCACCTCCCAATTACGGGCGAGAAGGACTTTCTTGCGCTTGTCGAGCATGGCACCGGCATGTGTATCACGCACGACCTCATCATAAATTTTGAGACCTTTGCCTCCCCCACGCTGGAGCAGCGTATCGTCCTGATGCTGGAGCGCGCCGCTGTAAAACGGAATGGTGATATCGTTTCTGGCATCGGCAATCAGGCTGGTGGCATTGGCGGGCAGGTTCTTGCGCGGTTGGTCAGCGGCAGCTTTGGTCGTGGATTTCATAGGCGGTAGTCTCCCCAGCCATCTGAGCGGGTGTCGTTAGAAGTTGCGGACTGGATGCCAAGGCCACCGGCTCCGGCAACGCCTCCGGCGTAGTGCAGGGTGTTTTGCCAGAGCATGTCCAAGCAGTCGGGGCCGTCATCGTGATCGGCATTCGGCCATTGCTGGAGCTGGTCGATCATCGTTTGTTGCGTATTGTTGAGGCGGATCAAACCGGCAGCAACGGGCGGCTGAAGCCGCTCGATGCGCAAATCCTTGTCGGAAGTCGGATTGATCGGAATGGCCGATATGCCGACGCCCTGCTTTGCTGCCGTCGCCATGAGGGTTGTGCGCAAAAACTCCTGAAACTGGATCGCTTCCACGAACCACAACATGCACTGATATTGCCGCTGCATGGCAATGACATCAGCAATGATGATATCCGGCAGGCGACGGCGGATCGACGCCTCCAAAAGGTCCATTGTGCCGTGCAGACGATTGAAGCCGCCGACAAGGATCGCGCTCGGATCGCGTCCCTTGCTCTTCTTTCCAAGCGAGGGATCGACCGCACCGAAATGCACAAGGTCTGGCTGTTTCAATACCCAGAATGTCAAATCCTTGAACGGGCTGGCCTCGTTGATCGGCTTGTTCTGGTATTCGGTCGCGAAACTGTCGTGGTCGGCCGCACGCTCCAGCATGAGTTTTAGCAGCGGCTGGACAGCCGGCCAGTTGACGACAGCACCCGCATCCATGTCGGCCTTGTTGGCGGCATAGAATTCTGTCGCGGCCTCTTCGCCGTCATTCTGGTAGATTTCCTCAAACCGGTCCCAAAGGTCCATACGATCAGGGAAACGGATAACTGCCTGAAACTCTTCGACGCGCCAGACAGGCGATTTCGATGCACGCACAAGAACCGCGTCGTAGTGCAGGACGGTGCCAACCCAAACCACGTCCATGGAGCCATCCGGCGGGCCGACTTTCAGGGCGGCGCGATTGATCCATGTTTCGAGCTTTTTGCGCTGCTCGGGCGAGCGCACGGCTTCGTCGTTCTCCAGATCGTCAAAGAACATCAGGTCGGGACGATACGGACCATGGCGGCGGCCACGGATTTTCTTGGCAGCGCCGAGACCCTCGACGCGGATATTGTTGGCGGTGACGATCTCACCTTCGCGCCAGACGCGACCCTGTCCGGTCGCTTCGGGAAAGTCGTTAGAAAGGCGCGGATTTTCGGTCAGCTCCGATTTGATCGCCTCAACCAGCAACGCGGCCTGCTCGTAAACGTCGCAGACCTCCAGAATATAACGCTTGCGACCAAGGCAGATGCAGTAGAGGGCAAAACCAAGCGACAGGTGCGTGGATTTCGAGGAACCGCGAGGCGCGATCAAGAGGTCTCTAACGCCCTTTTCGGAGGCGAGAATTTCAGGAACGCGCTTGAAGATCGCACGGTGAAACAGGCTGTGTTCGCCTTTCACGTAGTGCGGCAGATAGGTTTCCAAGAAATACTGAAAGCCCGTTTCCGGGTCTTTCACCTTCGCCAGACGTTCGGCTTTGGCCTTCGGATCGGCTGAGAATGCCGATACCGAAAGCTCCACCCACTTGGCGAGATCGTCCGCCAGCTTGGCAAGGTTATCCTTGAAATCCTTGCCGCTGACTTTACCCTTCAGAACCGGCCTTCTGATCATGATGCGTAGCGTCTTGCGAGGCTTTCACCGAAAGGCTCAATGATTTCGAGGATTGCCGCGACATGCTGCGGGAAATTCTCGCGTACGAATTCGACCAGGTACTGCATCACGTCCTGCGCAACGCCCAACTCCGAAATCTTCGGCGCGAGCTTTCCGGCGCTGGTGGTCATCTTGGTCATGGCATCTGCCAGCGCGACCAGACTTTTCACCTTCTGATCAAGCCGCAAATCGCCGTTCTTGATCTCCTCAAGCACCGACTGCGCCATAATCATGAAATCTTCGATCACCGTCGAAACAACAGTTTCGATGCCTTCACCTGCAATAATGGAGGCGGTTCGGGCAACGTCCCAATCGTCACCGGCTTCCTTGGCGATCTTCTTCCAGCGCCCGAACGTGGCCTGACTGATGTTCAGTGTCATAGCGATGGTGGCACCGGTCATACGGCGATAGACGTAATCGGCGCGGGCCTTGCGGCGCTTATCCTGTTCACTGGACATTGAAGCCACCCTTCACGATAAATGTCATAGCGGCGGCAATCAGACCACCGATGATGAGGCGAATAATCCAGCTCGTATTGCTGTCGATCTTGCCGAGAGATTTTTGAATGCTGTTCATGCGTTCGTTGGTGACAGCGTCGGAAAGCTCAAGCTTGCTAACGCGACTTTCCACCACGTCGAGACGGTCATGGGCCTTCTCGGTTCGACTGTTTTGCAGATTGAGTTCCGTCACTTGGCGGCATTCCCCTGATGCTGCGCGGAAGCATCAACAGCCGCCACGGCAGCTTTCCGACGCTCCTCGCAAATATTTCGGGCCGTGCGATCTGCGGCCCAATTGCTGAAAACCTGCTGTTGCGTCATGTCGCCCTGCGGCTTGGCGGAAAGCTTGGGGCATTCCCTCCGCGCCTCATCCGGCAAGGCCGGGGTGACATGGACCGTCCGCACGACAGGTGGCGGTGATGGCGGGTTAGTCTGGGAGCAACTGGACGCGGCCACGATCAAGGCCAACGCTATTGCCGTTCGGTAGAGCCGCATTGGCTTTCTCCAAGGTGAGTAGTCTGGAACGCTGGTCGGCAATGATCTTCGCCGTCTCGGCACTGATCCGCGTGGCCTCTGCGGCCTGCGCCGTTTCCCTGCGCGCCTGTTCGGCGTTAGATTTTTCAATCTCGGCCGTCCAATAGGCGTCCCGTTCGGCAACAGCGGATTGCCTGATATCGGCAAACATCCCGTTCAGCTTTTCCATTCCGCGATTGAAGCTGTAACAGCCCGCAAAAATCAGAAGGGCAACGATCAGGACCGGCAAGAACACCTTCGAGAAAACCGGCGCGACCGCCTTCATAAGCCACGCCGGTATCATGGTGTCTCTCCCGAAGCAGAGTTCGGATCGTCGCGGGGATCGTAGCCGAAAGGGGAAGGCGAAGGCGGTGCGGACGGCGGGAAAGAGGCTTGTGAGGCGGCGAAGTCGAGGCTTCCGGCGAAACGGTGCACCCCGAGAAGAGCGGCAATCAGGATCATCATGGATGGAACCACAGTGCCTGCCAGTGAAACCGCCTGTTCGCTGCCGTTCGCGCCTTTCCAGACCAGATAAATGACGATGAGCCATGCGAGCCAGAAGGAGGCCCAAATCTGGCGTTTGGACATGCGATAAGTCGGTTTTGCTTTCACGGATTATGCCTCGTTACGGGAGATCGGCGCGCCGGTGGCGGAAAGCTGGACGCGACCGGGAACCGGCGCTTCACCGGTTTTCGGCCAGCGCGAGGCGACAAGCCTGCTTTTCTCGATGCGAGTGATAGAGACCGAATTGTTCTGGTTGCCGCCGAGAACATAATAATGGGTGCGGTCTTCACCGACATAGAAACCGACATGACCGCCACCCGGACGCTTGAAGACGAGGATTGCGCCGACGCAAACGGGCACGTCACGTCCGAAGGTGGACCAGTTCAGGGCACCAAGGGGATTGGATGGCAGAAACTCTCCGGGCAGCGGTGTGGAAATCCAGTTCGCCACGGCCAGACCGCACCACGGGATATCGTCGTCGGTGTAATAACCCGCGACCCAGCCGCCGAGCTTCTTGGCCCAACCAATAATGACGGGATTGGATTTCGGACCTGCAATTTCCTTCAGGCCCATGTAACGGCGGGCTTCACGCATCCAGACCGGCTCAACCGGCACCTTCGGCGCTTCGACCGTCTGGCTGGAAAGGCCGGGCTGCTTGCGCAACGCTTCGACGGTGGCGGTATCCGCCTTGCCCGTTTCAGGCAGCTTTTCTGCAAACTGGAATTTCTTGATGGCGTCGATGACGGCGCGACCGTGCGCGCCATCCATGCTGCCCGCGTAAGCGCCGTGCAGCCGCAAGCGCCAGATCAACCATTGATCAAAATTCATAAGCATCCCCTGTCAGTCGGGGCAACCTATGATCTTGGCGGGATCAGAAAGTGAGGAAGACAGTTCCGGTCGTTAGGAAAACAGGTCCGGTTCTTCAGGAGGATTTTCGTTCGCGACCTCGCGAACCCACCGCTGCGAAATGCCCAACATACGGGCGATGGCAGCGCGGTTCTTGCCTTGACGTTCCAGCTCCAGCACGTCTGCGCGCACCGATCTGCGCGGACGACCGTGCGGAATGTAAATGAAATCACCGGCCAGAAGTTGACATACAGCTTTTCCATCCTCTTTGCCAAGAGCGATAAGGATAGGATGGTCGTCAGCCGGTTTCTTCGGAAACTTGATTTCGGTTCCGCCAAAATGCGCAATCAGCTTCAGGGCGACACCGATACCAACGGTTTCGGCAACGTCCTGAAGGCTTTCTGGCAGGTTTTTGACGGAGGAAATAGCCATGTCAGCCACGGGCCTCCATGGCTTTCAGGGTGTCGATAATGGGGTTGGCTTGGGCAAACGTTAGAAAATCAGGATCATCGACGCCGGTGCGCTTCTTGACGAAGGCGCGCAACGCCTGCCGGGAGCCATCTTCGATAACGCCCTTCCGATGGCAGGATTTCCAGAGCGCATGGACAAGCCGGATATAGGGCTTGGACGCCAGCGGCAGTTTCTTGCTGCTGGCAGTGACCTTGAAACCAAGGCGCTTGAATTCTTCGACAACAGCAAGGCGCTGCTTTTCTGACATGGCGCGAAGTGAATTGACCTTGGTGACGCGAAGGAGCAACGCGCGATAATGGTCCTCGTCCATGCCGAGTTGCTGGCGGGCCACGTTGATGACGGCCATCGTGTTCATGCCGCACCTGCCATTTCCGCTTCCGCCATCGCGGCCAAGACGGCCTTCGCGAAAAACACCGGCGTAAATACGCGGACATAGACGAATTCGATTGTCATGCCTTTCTGTTCGGCAGCGACCCAATGGGCATCACGGCTTTCGGCATCTGTGAAAACGGAGGCAATCGCCTCCGCTTTCGTGCGCCGGAAGCTATGCGGCAAAAGCGTTCCTTCGGGGCTGCAAAGAGCATACCCCTGCGCGAAGGATGACTGGAGAGTGCGATCAGAACTCATTCGCACCCTCCATTTCCGTGGAAGGCCGCGCAGCGACCGGGTGCTGTCGCGAAGCATTCGCCATTGCCACACGGTCCCGGCCTGCATCGGTTAAGGCATAGCGAAAGCTGTTTTCCGCAACGCGGTCTATGCGGACGTAGCCGGTCTGTTCCATTCGTCGGCAAGCTGCTGCGCAAGATGGCCCAAGCGATCCAGCCAGAAAGCTATCCGTCTTCGGATATTTTCCGTGCAGCCCGTAAAGCCGCTCCAGCGTTTTGCGCTCAAGTCGAGTGAGGGCGATAAATGTCATACTGCACCTTACTGAACGGTGGAAATTTCAAGCTCGACCGGCTCGATTGCGAATACTTCGCCCTCTGATTTGATCGTGACGCCCGCGACTTTGCGCGCCGTGTCAGGGTCGTTCAGCATGGCTTCCTTGTTGATTTCCTCCTTCTCGCGGATGAAAGCCTTCAGGCCGAGAGACTTGAGAGCCTCAAGAACGGCTTCAGCACCACGTATGGAAACGCTGGCAGGCAGGGAGCGCCATCGGACGCTGCCCGTACCAAAGTCATGGAATTTTACCTTGTCGTTATTGGTGAGGATCATGCGATTGGCTTCGCACCATGCCTGCACACCGCGCTCATGCTCCGCCAGCTCTTCGGCCATCATGGCGGTATCGGTTTCGAACCTCTCACCGATGAGCCTGATAGCTTCTTCGGCCTTTGCCTTCTGCGCGTGAATGGCGCGGCGAAGGGTGCCAATGCGGCCAACGGCCCATATCGCGTCCTGACGACTCTGCGGCACGCGAGAAATGGCCTTGGGTTTGCTTTTCTTTGCAGATTTCATTCCGGTATTTCCTTGTATCAGGCGGTTTCGTTGGGATTGTTGGAAGGATTGGCCTTGCGGGCACTGGCGAAGGCGGAAAGGGAAACCACCTTCTCCGAAAGCAGCGGACGCAGATCGACCGGCGCGATGGCCACCGAGTGGATCGCCGCCTCCATGTCTTTCGCCTGCGCCTCACAGGACGAAAGAAGGCTGGCTACAACCCCGGCGGCGTCGGGCGGCAACGACGCGCCGCCGTTCTCGTGGGCCTTCAGGTGAATTCGCAGGAGTGACAGGAGAGCCGAGAGCTTCAGCATCTTTGGGTTCCTTTCAGTGGTCGGAAACAAGGGCGATGGAAGAAAGAAGCTGACCGTTGAGCGGTACATGCGGTCGTCCGGTCAGGTATTCGATGGTCATTTCCATGTGTTTCGCCTCCATCTCCATGAGGCGCAGCGTTAGAAAAAGCTCCGGGGCGTCCAGCCCGTTAACGAGCGGTAACAAGCGGTCGCGCAACTGCGCGGCGGCGTCAGACAGCATTTGAGGCCTCCGGCTTCTTCTGGTTTTCGGGGTTTTGCGGGCACGATCTGCATGCCAGCCACTGTTTCAGTTTGGCGGGGTCGCTCTTTGCCATCGGGGCTTCGCGGTGGCTTTCGCAGGTGCCCGGAGCGATTGCATCACGAACATGCGGGCACCAAACCTGCTGCCCGTAGAGCGCCATGACCTTGTGCGCGATCTTCGCCTGCACCTTGTTCATGCCTGCGCTGTATTTCCCGGCGCAGAGCAACGATATCGCGGTGCGGGACACGCCCAACTCGTCACCGATGTCCTTTTTGCTGCGCTTGGGCTTGGCAGCTTCAGCACGAAGAACATTCAGCCAGGTGGGATCAACAAGAGGCATCAGGCTTGCTTGGCGCATGGCACGTCCTCTTTCGTGTTAGGATCGTGAACCACGCCGAGTTTCTCGCGATAAAAAGGCGCTCTGAGGCCGGTGTTTTTGATCAAGCGATACCGCTTCGGGCCGTGGCTTCGCCCGAGAACGGACTTTTCCCTTTTCGGCATTTCGATGATGTAACCAGCTTCAACGAGGTGGCGCAGATATCTGCGTGCAGCGGCCTCTGGATGCCGGATCGGCCAATTCACGACCATGGTAATTTCGTGGGCGGTGAACGAGCCGGACATCCGGATGCAGGACCAGAAGCGCTGGTTGAAGTTATCCGCAGGTATCTGCCGGATGGATGCATGGGAGGAGACGAGCGCCAGAGCGCCCGTCCGTTTTGCTTTCACACCAGTTTTCGTGAGCTGATAGCAGCCAGCTCTTCGACGCTCGACAAAACCATGCTCCACCAAATTTCCAAGTGCTATGGCGACAACATAATTTTGCAGACCGAACTGCTCTGCGAGAACGTCCAGCTTGAGACAAACCTTCTCTGGAAAATTCTGCAAGATATGCTCGTAGTGTTTTGCGTACCGGTCCCGCTCCATCAGGCCAACTCCGGCACTAGGATGGGGCGATTGGTGCGGCGGTCATTCAAGATCGTCTGACCGGCCATATCGGTCATCGTGACGCCCTTCGGCCCGAGATCGGCGCGACGGCCGAATTTCTCGATATTGGCGATGGCTTCCAAAACCTCGCGATTGAAGCCTTGCGAGACCTTCAGCACGAAATCCACGAGGCAATCCGCCACCTCGACCTCGCATTTCCGGTCCATCAGCAGCCGGATATCTTCACGGCTTGCCTTCTGGAATTTGACGCGCTGGCTGATACGGCTCGAAATCTGCGGGAACCGGGCGATATTATCGTTAATCCTGCCCATGCCGACCAAAATGACAGGCAACTCCAGCATGTCGGAAATGTCGCGGACGGTTTCCAGCAGAGACGCTTTGCTGGAGATATGATCGGCCTCATCAATAACGAGACCGAAAGTCCGGCCCGCCATCTGCGCGGACGAGTGGCGGCTGCCAAGCTCCCGCAGGATCGTTTCGTATTTCTTTTCGATGCTGTGCGGCGGGCGAACCGGCAGCGCTTCCAGCAGTTCATTCATGAACCAGCCGGGTTTCCATTCCTGTTTGGCCCGGAGATATACCCATCCGCTTTGGGCCACCCAATATTTCAGCGTCGTGGTCTTTCCCAGACCGGGTTCGCCATCAACAACGCCAAGGCACGCCTCCTGTGCCCCGCGATCTTCTAGAGCAACCAACGCCGAAAGAAGGCGTTTTACGTTGCTGGTCTCGACAAATACGTTTTTCATGCGTAGTTCTTCCTCGTGTGTGTTGGTGTCAGGCGACGGCGCGGAGGACGTTTCGAAGGGCTTCAACGTCGATGCCTGACATTCTGAACAGCTCTCGTGCGACTTGCTGCTGGAGGCAGCGACGCAATACATCCGCCTGACGAGCTGTGATTTTTTCCGGATTTTCTAACGCCCACGCAGCAAGAGCTTCGTCTGTTGCAAAGGTCTGGATGCGGGTGACTTCAGCAACTCCGGTGGCTGCTGGAACGGTTTCGCCGTCACTGGTGACAAGCACCGGACCGGCTGGCACCGGCGCTGGTTCATGGTCGATGATCGGCATGAAAGTTTGAATTGAGGCGTCGATAAAACTGCCGGGTGACAGTTCCGCTTCGACTTCTGCAAGATGATCTTTCAGGCGACGGGCGCGGGCGTTTGCGCGCTTCTCCATCGCTGCCCGTTCCATCGTAAGCGGAATGTACCGCTCCTCGTTGCCTGCGAAGATTGCCACGCAGATCAGCCGGCCCATAAGCTCTTCGCCTGATTTCCGGTCGATCTCGCGGACCCAAACCTTGCTGGCGTCGTGGATATCGTAGCCAACCAGCACGTATTCCCCGTGGAACTCTTCCAGCGCCAGATTGAAATAGGTGTTGGTCAGCCACTCGACCATCGAGCGGGAAACCTTGCGTTTCACGTACGGACGGAACAGGTCGTTCTTTTCATGCTCCAGAACCGGGACGATCTCGAAGCCGGTCGAAACGTGGTATTCCCAATACTGATCGGGCGACATTTTCCCCGGCAAAGACGAATGCGGCTTGGCGTTATAGGACGCCACGGCATTCACACATGCCGTTAGAAATTCCTGCCACGAGGGCAAGCGGCTGGAGGAACCGAACAGCTTGATATCCTTGCGGGTGGCCTTGAAGGAGCGTTGTCGCGCCTGCCGGTCCATATCCTCGCCAATGTAGGTTTCGAACTCTTTGGACAGCGGGTTCCAGACCGAGCCGTTAAACCGCTCAATGATGCCGCGTGCCTGCGAATTCTGTGGCAACGAATGCAGCTTTGTGATGCCAAGGCGTTCGGTAACGCCGGTCAACTGGTTGTCCAGAACGTCGTTTTTGAAGCCGGGACCACGGTCCACATAGAAGATCGCAGGAATACCGTTCTGTTCGCAGGCGTAACGAAGGGCATCGACCACGCCGATGGTGTTTTCTGCCAGACCAAAAGAGAAGCCGACGCAACGGCGCGTGGCGACATCCACGATGCTGGTGATTTCCGGGCGGAACGGCTGGCCGTGGATCGGGTGCGCGATTTCCGCGTCGAATGTCTTTCCGTCAGCCGTGTAAACACAACCCGGCAGCAGATCGTCTGTCGAACGTAGAGTGTAGGCCATGCGGCTTTTGAGCGTCAGGGAGCCTTCGCGGCCACGATGCTTTTCGACGTTGCCAAGGCGCGCCATAAGGCGGCGCACCTGATCGTAATTCGGTGGCATGATGTGCGCGGGGAGCGCCTTCTTGAACTGTGCCAGCGCGTCGGTCAGGCATGGCTTTTGCGGCTGCGCGTAAAATCGCAGGAACTGCCAGAACCATGACGGAACGTCCTGCTTTTCCTTGGTCGGCAAAGGTGCCAGCGCGCCGACGCCAACGGTGTCGCGCAGCTTGAACCAGTCGTAAAGGGTGGCACGGCTAACGCTGGCCTTGTTGGCACGGTCATTGGCAACTTGCAGAATGGTTTCTGAGATTTCGACCGCTGCCGGATCGGCAAGGAACGATTGGATAGCCTGTCGCTGCGACATGCCGTTAGAAATCTGGTGTGTGTCGATAGCTGACAGCACCGCAGAGCGCGCATTCATCACGTCTCGCTGGCGCGCCGTCAGGTTTGCCGTTGAAAGCTTTTCGCGGCGGGCAAGCTCTTGACCCTTCTTCTCCTGCTGATTGGCCAGCACCAATTTCCGGTTCTTCTCGTCATGCAACGCAGCCTGCAAAGCTTCCGGCAACAACGAAACGTGGTATTCCATTCCGCCGCCGACTTTATCGCGTTTGCGGCAAAGCGGGGATGCATCCCAATTCTCTCGATTTATATGATCTTGGACACGTCGCTTGCTGTGCGGCAAAGCCTTCAGCTTGAGGCGAATACCGGCAGCTGCAATTTCCTGCGCGGAGTAGTAGCTCATTTCAGCCCCCTGATACGACCAGCAAGGGCATCGCGGCGGCGGGTGCGCTCTTCGATCTCGCGGTCTTCGCGCCAGATTTCGATGATGTCTGCATACCGCTCCGGCACGGCCACGAACCCGGAGAAATCGCAGATGAAAGCGAGAAGCTCATAGCAATCAGTCACTTCGAGCAGCGCTATGAAGCGCTCTAGCGTAATCTTGTGGTCCCGGCGTGCGGGGGACGCATAGCAATCCAGCATATTTTCCGTCACGCGCTGCCCAAGATACTCCGACATGGCGTCCGCGATTTGCGCGCGAGACATGTCTGATTTCTGCATGGCGTGAGCGAGAACACGGGCGATCTTGACGTCGAGCGTGCCGCCTTTTGATACTTCGGGATCGATACGCGCCGCGACTTCGACCGGCGTGTAATCGCGGAAGATATCAAGGGTGAGAGAGTCGCGACGCTTCTTCATCAGATACGGCCTCGACGCTTGAGGGAGGCGATAATCCGGTCTTCGTGCTCAATGACGACATCATCCAGTTCATCGTCTTTCAGGCCACCGAGAAACTTGCTCATCGTGGCAATGCTTTTCTGCAATTCAGCGAGGCGAGCATCGACTTGAGCCGCAACGATCTCACTGCCGCCGGGCAAGGATTTGAGCGTCTTTGTGACGGCAGCGACCTTACGCTCGGTATGGGTCAGCGCACGGCCATTGGCGATGATCGCAATGGCATCCGGCACATTGGTTGCCTTCGGCGGCTCTGCAAATAGGATATCAAGCACCTTGGCCTGATCCCCATGAGACTGCTCTGCCAGCTGCTTCAGACCGGCTTGATGGTCAGCCAACCATGTTCCCGCGCAACGGCTTCGGGAAGCGTCCGAAAGGTCCTTCCAGATTTTAACGGCGGCAAAAATTGCTGATCTGGACAGACCAAGCTTTTCAGCCGACGCCTTTGTGAAGCCGAACAGCTCTGGTGCCTCAGGATCAGAATCCAAACCTTGGACTCTGATTTCTGATTTGCGGTCGCCGCCGTTCTTGGTTTCGGGGTGGAGACGTTCGTAAGCGCCCTTCAGTTCATAAAGATGCTGGAAACGGTCGAGCTTCTTCAGTTTCGGCCGCGCAAGGTTCTCCAGAACCTCTTCAATTCTGGCCTCTTCGTCGGACTTCGCCAGAGATACGGTGAGCGGAATAGCGCTCCAGCCAAGCAACCGCACCGCCTCAAGCCTCTTACGGCCAGCGACGAGGCGATAGCGGTTTCCAACGGCGCGAACGCGGATCGGGTGCTGCAAGCCGGTGACCGCGATAAGGGTCGCAAGTGCCGCTGCCTCTTCGGGATCGAAATGGCGGGCACGATCTTCGGGAATATCGATCCATGTAAGGGGAGCGTGAACCACGTCCGGCTTCGGCGGTTCAGCAAGTTCAGTCGTCTTTGGTTTTGGCATTTTTCGGACCTGAGATATCGGGATTTTCGATGCGGAGCCGCCTGCTGGAGGCTGTACGGCGGCTCCGCTGGATCGCGCCGGACGCAAGAACCGGATCGGCGCAATGAAAGAAGGGAGATCAGGCGGCGGAAGCGTCGTACCTGTCCGCGATTTCGCGCAAGCGGCTGGCAACTAGCTTTGCCGCCTTGGCCTCGGCGTCGCGTTTGATTTCGGCAAGCGTCGACTCAAACAGTTTCGCGGCGAACGCTTCGAAATCATTGGACGAGCCAGCGCGGTCGGGTTCGGCAACAATGCCAAACACGTTGATGCGGCGTGTCTCTGGATCGATTTCGGTGGCGACTAGCGGGCGCTGAAAGGTAACTCCATCTGGAGACGGAAGGAGCGCATCGACAGCGGCGACATGCAGCTTGGCCCCCTTCGACGGCGCTGGCGTCACCGGAAATTCCGGCAGAGCGGCGGCAAGCCTTTCCTGCGCGGTCACACGGCGGGCCTGACGCTCCTCTTCACCTTTTGCCACCGGATGCGCAGATGACTTCTGCTGCGGGGCGACTGTTCCCAAAGCCGGAATTTCTCCACCTGGGCGGGGAATAAGGTTCGCCTGAACACCTGCAATCCAGCGCTTCACAATCGAGCGCGGTGGCGGCTCGATATGAAGGAAATGCAAGTCCTGCGCAAAGTCCTGATAGGCTGTCTGGCCGTTGTAGCTGACGGACTGCGCCTCATCCCAAAGACGGGCGGCGGGCTTGATGGCGGGTGCAGGCAAGTCGTGGAAGAAGGGAATGATTTCACTGTCAGCGGAGCGACGGGAGTTTGACAACATACTGTTCAT